CGGCAGACGACCGACCACCGCGGCAAGAAAATACGCATCCCCCCGAAGAAGGCGATTTTCCCGCCGGCGCTGGAATTCATCGGCGCCGAACTGCTCGGCGGCGTGGATCGCCCCGATACCGCCAACCGCGCGATTAACGCCTTCCGGCGGCGCTCGGGCCTGCCCTCGTTCGATACCTGGATGGTCTGGGACTACCTGACCGATCCGGATGCCTGGTTTGTCGAAGGCAACACCGCAGACACCGAACTGCGCTTCTACAACCGCGAGGCGTTCAACACCGTCCACGACATCGACTTCGATTCGCGAAGCGTGAAAACTGCGGGGTGGCAGAGGTTCTCGGTGGGCTTCAATGGGTTTTACGGAGTAGCTGGAGTGCCCTCCAGTTAAGGCTCAAATGCACTTCTGGCCCAGTACTCACAGGTGCAAAATGAGCCTTACAATTCCTAAGATTCGCTGGCATTCTGGAGCGTGGCAACGCTTCAAAACTGTAACGTCTGTCACGGCGATTTCCCTCTTACTCCTGAGTTCTGGCACCGCCAGCCAAAGCGTAAGTCCGGACTCGGCGAAACATGTAAAGAGTGCGCAAAACAGCGCACCAGGGCATGGGCTGAGGCCAACCGCGAGCGGACACGCGAGAATGCCGGCCTGTACGCCGCCGCGAATCCAGTGCGTAGACGGCTCTCTCGCATCGCCAACCGGGAAGCAGAAACAGCAAGGTACAACGCGTGGCGTTCAGCCAATGCCGATCACCGTAAGCGGTACGAAGACGAGTATCGAGCGGCAAACGCCGAGGCCATCAAAGAGCGCAAACGCCGCGCCTACCTTGCCGATCCCGCCGCTCACGCCGCTAAAACCCGCGCGTGGGCACTCGCAAATGCAGACCGTCTTCGCGCCAGAGCTGCCGAGTACTACCGGAAGAACGCCGAAGCCCTCAAGCTCAAACAGCGCGAGCGTTATGCCGCGAACCCCGAGGCGAAGCTCGAACGCGATCGCCTTTACCGCGCCGCAAACCGCGACCGCCTCAACGCCGCGATCCGCGCATGGAAGGCCGCAAACCCCGAGCGCGTTCGCGCCGCCATCGGGAAGCGCAAAGCTCTCATACGCGGCGTTCCCGGACGAATCACAGCAAAGGACGTTCGCACGCAGTACGCCCACCAGCGCGGAACGTGCTTCTACTGTCCCCGCAGTCTGGCAGACTGCCAGTTCCACCTCGACCACTACATCCCGCTCTCGCGCGGCGGCGGGCACGAACCGGAGAACATGGTCCTCGCCTGCCCGCCCTGCAACATGGCAAAGGGATCGAAGCTCCCTTCCGAATTCAAGCCTTCGAGCTGAGGTAAGAATCTAATGCCCATCGGCACATCGAATCATCCTTCGCGTTTCGACCTGGTCGAGATCACGCCTCCCGGCGCGTCGGGCTCGGGCCACGAGCCGCAGATCGGCACGGGCGGCGCCGTACCGCTGAAAATCATCGTCCCGGCGACCCAGACCGCGAACGCGATCGAGGTCCGGAGCGTGACGGGCGCGCTTCTGTTCTCGGTCGGCGCAAACGGAGGCCCGGCGCCGAACGTGCTCACGGCGTCGGGCGCGATCCCGGTTCGGCCTTCGGCTTCGTATGTCATCGGCGGTACCGCCGCGATCAAGGCTTTTACCCTCGCAGCGCCGACGCCGGGCACTGACGACGGCGTGACCATCACGCTGACCAGCTCGACCGGCTTCGCCCATACGCTCACCGCGACCGGCCTCCTGCAGACCGGAAGTGCAGCGGTCAACGTCGCCACGTTCGCAACCTTCCCGGGCGCAACGCTGACGCTGCAGGCCTATAACGGCAAGTGGCAGGTCATCTCCTCGAACGGGATCGCCTTCACATAGGACTATGGCCGCCGATCTCAAGACAAGGCGAAGCCTGCTTCCGAGCGCGGCGCGAACCGCGACGACGACGTCGCCCGTGCAGAAAGACGCCTCGCAGCAATTCCTGCGCGTCTATCTGAACGTCACGGCGGCCTCGGGCACGGGCGGCCTGAAAGTGCTGGTTCGCGGCTACGACCTCACCTCGGGGCTTCCGGCAGCCATGAACGCCGGCGGCGCGGGCGTTACCGGCATCGGCCTCTATGTCTTCGAGCTGATGCCGAACGGCACGGTTGCGGGCCTGCCGCCCGGCATCATCGAATGCGTGGGGCGCATTCTGCCCTGCGTGTGGGACGTTCAGGTCTTTGCGGGCGACGCGACCAGTTACACGTATTCGCTCGGCTGCGAGGTTTTCCCACCTGGTTGATTTATGGCTATGTCTGCACATTTCGTTCTCATGCTGATCGCGGTGATCTGCCTGTTTTGTTCCGCCATCGGCAGGCCTGCGACGACGCCCATCTCGCTCGGCTGGCTTGGCCTCTTCTTCTGGGCGCTCGACATTCTGGTTTCCGGCGCCGTCCGCTAAGGGCTTATGTCCACCTGGGGCGAACTGCGTTTGGTTCTGCAGACGGCGGCTCCGGATCTCTCGCTGGACACCATTGATTCAGCTCTCAAAGAAAGATACGAACAGGTACTCGAAGCGACCGACTGGACCGGCCTCGAAGGGCACGCCTCGATCCAGACGACGGCGGCGTACCAGTCCGTCAATGACACGGTGACGCTCACAGTGGGCTCTCAGACCGTCGCAGGCGCCGGAACTACCTGGTCGGCCTCCATCACCGGAATGCGCTTCTACCGCCCGGGCGACACGGTCAATTATGTCTCGACGTTCGTGGACGCCGCGACGCTGACGCTCGATCGCCCGTACGAAGGCAACGGCTCGGACGCCGCGGGCTCGGTCCTGACGGCCTGCCCGTACGTGTTCATGCAGAACATGTATCCGCTGCCGGCAGACTGCCGCTCGATCCGCGCGATCGACAACCCGATCACCGGCCTGCCCATGAAGCCGTTTTCCGAACTGGGCCTCGAACGCTCGGCGGGCCAGCGCACGCTCGTCGGTTATCCGCAGGCCTGGGCCGAGTACGACGATACGCCCGAGGCGACCCCGCCCGTTCTCCATCAGGTTGAGTTTTACCCGCCACCGCTGCAGGCGCGCGGATTTCCGCTTTTCTATCTTCGAAATCCGCGCGTTTTCAACGGCGAGAACACGTCGGATTCGCCGCTCCCGTTCGTTACTCGGACGGTGATCCTGGATGGCTGCCGCGCCGATCTTTCAAAAGACACCGGGCAAGCCGCGAGATTCGAGTTCCTGTTCGACAAGGAGCTGCGGCGGATGCTCCTGCTCGAACACGCCCAGAAGCGCGTCAAGACCGCGATGCACATGGACCCGCGCTATACCCGGCACCGGCTCGCGCGGGCCTCGCGCGGCCTGCGTTCGGCGTGGAGAGGTGGAACCCCGGGCGGCCCGAATTGACGCTCGGCGCGATGTGCGACGTTGCCAGCGCGAAGCTGAACGAGGCGTTCGGCGCGGGCGGCCCGACGTTTTACCCGACCGTCGAAATCGTGGCGTCGATCAACGAAGCGCAGCGCGTTTTCTGCCTGCTGACGCTGATCCTCGAAACCACCGTCGCCTGGAACGTTCCGCCGGCGACGACGTTCTTCCGGATGCTGCAACTGACGGGACCGCCGCCCGTCCTCGGCGCCGTGTTCGTTTCGGGCGCAGACGTGGAGTGGGTACTGGGCCAGCAGTTCGAGGTAGAGGCGTGGCTCCCCGGCACCACAATTCTGCTCGGTGGTATTGCCTACACCATCGTCGATGTGGCAAGCCCTGTTGATCTCACGATTGACCCGCCCTCGGCGGACGCGGGCATTTCCAGGGTGTATTCGGTCCCGTCCGCGTATCCGCCCTCTTTGCTGTTCCCCGACTGGATCGTCGCGCTGCGCCTGACGGCCGCCTCGGGCGCGAAGATTCGCCCGGCGCGGCTCGACGACATGGCGTCGCTCGATTCGCAATGGGTCGCGCAGCCGGGCTCGCCGTCACGCTATGTTCATCTGGGCGCCGATCTGCTCGCGATCTACCGCCAGCCCGCCGCCGCCGGCACGACCGTCCAGGTCACCTACGCGCGCTGTCCTCAGCCGCTCACGCTCGATATCCAGTCGCCCGAGGTGCCCGAGGAGTACCACCCCGAACTCGTCAACTACGCGATCGCGAGGCTGCGCCAGGTGGAAGGCGCGGAGGCGCTGGCGAGTACGCTGCCGCTGCTCGCCTCGTTTCTCGACGCCGCGCAGCGGTGCGCCGACTTCGTGCGGGCGAAGAATCGCGGCGGCCTGTACGACGCGCTTCCGTTCGAGTTGCGGAACTTCGACCGCTCGCGCCTGCTCGCGCTGCCGCCGGCACGCTCAAAGCGGCTTGCGCGCGCCTGAACCGTCGAACTCAGGGGAATGAGAGCTTTACTTATTCTCTGCGCTGCGTTCGTTCTGACCGCGCAGCAAAGCCCGTTTCCGGCTTCGCTCGACAGCGATGGAACGCTCGGCGTTCCCGCCGATCAGGTTTCCTCCGCGCTCACCGCCGCGATGACAACCACGTCCACCACGGCGACGGTCGCCAACGCCGTGAACATTCCGGTCTGGTCGCTCATTACCTTCGGCAGTGAACTGATGCAGGTTTGCCAGAAATCGGGAAACGTGCTGACGTTCGGCGTGGCGGCGACCTGCCCGTCGCTCACCGGGCGCGGTCTGTCGGGGACGACCATCGCGGCCCACAAAACGGGCGTCATCGGCTACCTCAATACGAACTCCTGGTATCACGTCGCGCAGTCGTCGGCGATCAAGGCGATCGAAAACAGTCTGCTCGGCGTCAAAGGCTTCGGGGCAAAGGGGGATGGCATCGCCGACGACACGGCTGCGATTCTGGCTGGCGTGTCTGCCATACAACAGACCCACGGAAGTCTGGTTTTCCCCTGCGGAAATTATCTCTTCTCGTCGGAAATAACCATCACGTCGCGAATCACCCTGCAGGGCGGCGGCGACGGCGACAGCAGCACGAACAGCCACGCATGCACGACGCTGACGAAAACCGCCAGTGTGATCGGGATTCACGTCAGGAGCGGAGCGAATTACACTACGCTGAAAGGGTTTCGGCTCACCTCAACCGCTTCAACGGGTACAGCTGACGGAATCGTGATCGGCGATGCCGATACGACGAACGGGGCAGGCGAGGTACGCATCGAGAACGTGCTGGTGGATTCGCAAAGGGGCAACGGGATTAACGTCCGCAACGGCAATTCCGGCATTCTCGACCACGTGACCGCCAACGCCAACGGCGCGCACGGCGTCCTGATTTCGAGCCAGCAAACCAGCGTAAATAACGCGAATGCCTGGCGAGTGCATTCTTCCTCGGCGTTTTCGAACGGCGGCAGCGGATTCTATTTCGATGTCGCGGGCGGGACCACTGCAACGGGACTCGACACGGAAGGCAACGCGCAGCACGGCGTCTACGCGAATCAGCCGGGAATTCAGATCAAAGGCGGCGACGCGGAGAGTAATACGACCGATGACATCGCGACCGGCTCCAGTTGCTTCGGCTGCGTGATTGAGATGAACAACGTTAACAACCATATCGTGCAGGGCAGTCCCTATTCGTGGATCGTAAACACCTCTCTCGGCACGGGTCCTTACGTTTTCCACGCAAGCGGCTCGCTCGGCATCTTCGGCGGGCTCAAAGTGCCGGTCGCGGCGCCGGCTTACGGCCCCGACGTCACCATCGACAACGACACGGGAAACTCCTTTCTCATCACGGTGACAAACAACGTCAACTTTATTATTCTGGCCCCCGCCAACCCCAACTACTCGCAACGGATCAGTATCACGATCCGGAATTCCTCGGGCGGCGCGATGGGAACGCCGGCCTTCAGCGGGTACGTGCTCGGCTCGCCCTGGGTCAACCCTCTGAACGGATGCAGCCGGTCAATCGATTTCCAGATCAACGCCGCAACCGGGATCACCACGGAAGTATCACGCTCGTTGAGCGACATATGCGCGTCGTCCGCGCGGTCGGATTACGAGGTTTCAAACACCGCGCCGTTTGTCCAGGCAGGACTGACGGCGAGCGGCTCCGTTGCCGCTTTTACTTATCCCAATATTCCGGTTCAGGCGATCTTCCGTACAACCTGCCATGCGTTTAACACTGCGGCAGGCTCGGCCGGATCGGCAAAACTGTTTTTGCAGACGCGAAGCCTGTCGTCAGCCTCAAATTTTCCTACGAACAACGTACTTGATCTTACGGTCAACGGTTCCCAGTATTCCGTGACTGATTTCGAGATCATCCCGCCAAACACATCGGGCAGGTCCATCGGCGTTCAATGGATAGTAACTGGCAATGTCGGCGGAGTGTTTTCGGTCGAGTGCGTAACCGACCGGATGCAGTAAGCCCATGCCGTCGCCGTGGGGATCTGAACTCTGGGGACTCTCGCCGACGCCCGGCGTTCCCCTGCCGGGCTGCGATGCGACGAACTGCCTGAATGACGTGTGGTTTCGGCTCGGCTTCATGAACGCCGACGACATGGCGGTCGACGACCGATGGGTGACGCTCGATGAGCTTTTCGAATTCGCCGACGAAGCGGTGAAGCGCCTCGCGTATTCGGTCGGGCTTTTCAAGGCGTACGATGCCTCGGTCGCGGTGACGGCGGGCGCGGCGCAGTATACGCTGCCTGACCAGCACGTTTTTTCTGTCGCCGCGTGGTTTCAATCGGGCGGCGCCGTCCAGCTCCTCAGACTGTCGAACGTGGCGCAACTGTTCTCGCTCGATGCCGCCTGGGGCGCGAAGACGGGCGCTCCCGTGCGGCTCTCGCTCGACGCCGGCGGCACGGGAACGGCAACGCTTTACCCGTCTCCCGACTCGGACGGAACGCTGGCGCAGGTCGAGCAGGAACTACCGCACGACGTGACAGCGGGCGCGTCGGACATCCCGCTTTCGCCAGTGGTGCAGGATTACTTCACGATGGCTATGCTCGCGACCGCGCTCTCGAAAGAGTCGGATCACGCAAGGCCTGAAGTAGCAGCCCACCTCAGCGAACGGATGCGATTACTTGAGCAGGTTTTTGAGCATCTGTGGGGCCCTGGGCAATGAGCTACGAGCGCAAGAGCCTGCAGATCCTCGGGGGCGGTTTCAACATGCTGCCTCCGCCCGACAAGGTTCCCCAGACCGACTACCTTCTGGCGCAGAACTTTCGCAGTGACGCCCTCGGGCGTCTGATTTCGCGGCCAGGCTACCCGCAGGTGTTCTCGCTCGAAGGCGCGAGCGTGGCGCACTCGGCCGCCTCAGCGGGCGGCCCCGGTTCGCCGCTCTACGTGGGCGCGAATATCGACCGGACGCTCGCCGGCGGCGGCGTGCTCTTTTACGACGGCTCGATAGTCGCCCGCGGCTTCGACGGGCGGCGCATCGGTTTTGCGTCGGAGAACGGTTTCATGTGGGTCATGAACCGGGGGCTGCAGGGGCGGCACTCGCCCGGCGGCGCTCCCGGCAGCGGCTTCGAGACCTGGAACCTCGCGCCCCCGCCCGCCTCGCCCACACTGGCGGCGGTCGCGCCCCCCGCCACGGTCGCAAGCGTCACCTACACCTACCTGGTGAACCCGGACCCGGATTTCATCCACACGCTCACGATCGCGGGCGTGGTGTATGCCTGGACCGAACGCGACGCGCAGGGGCGTAACGCGCTGGTGGCTTCGCTGCTCGCTCAGAACGACTCCAACGCCTCGGTTACCTACGTCGGCACGGGTAACAACGTCGTCATCACACCGATCCCGCCGAATACGCTGATCGCGGTTTCCGGTTCGGATGGCAACCCCAACACGAACCTCTCGAACGGCGCCCCAGGCGTCGGCACCCTGCCGGATGGCACCTATCAGGTCTATCTGACTTACCAGAACGCGGACGGCTCGCTCGAATCGAACCCCTCGCCCGCGTCGGCGGCGATCACGGTCGCCAGTGAGAGCATCCTCGTGACGATCCCGGCAGCGGACGCGCCCACCGACGGACGCGTGTTCTGGGTGAACATCTACGCAACCGGCGGCACGCTCGGCTCGGCCTACCGCGTGGGCCAGGTGATCTCGACCGTCGCCGCGCCCGCGACCAGTTTCGTCTACTCGCTGCCGGATATCACGGCCACCAATAACGGCGTGCAGATGCCGATCGACCACGATCCCCCGCCGGCGGCGGCGGGCATGATCGGGCCGCACTTCTCGCGGCTGTATGCGTGGAGCACGGCGCAAAATAAGAACCGCCTGTTCTGGACCGATCCCAACCTGCCGCAGTACTGGCCGGGTTCGAACGATCCGCAGGAGGGCAACTGGGTCGATGTGGGCCTCGACGACGAGGAGCTGGTCTGGTGCTCGATTCACGTCAATTTGCTCATCATCTACAAGGAACGCTCGATCTGGATGGTGATAGGCTCGGACCCAGGCACGGCGACGCTCGAACAGATTTACGACGGGCTTGGTCTGACCGGGCAGTTTGCGCTCGCCCCCGCCGGGCAAATCGACTATTTCGTCGCGCCCAACGGGCTTAACCTGTTCGACACGGCGCAGGTCCATGCGATCCAGGGGAAAGTGCTTCCGCTGTTCAATCAGGAAATCCTGAATTCGGGACCGCTCACCCCGCCGGGAAACGTGCTCCCCGGCTCGGCCGTTATCAGCGATTCAACCGCGGCGTACGGGATCTCGCTCGGCCACGCGCTCGGGCGCCTGTTCGTGAGCTACGCCGAAAACACAGCATCGGGCACCGGATACAACATGCTCGTGTTCGACGAAGGACCGGAACCGGAACGCCAGGCGTTCATTCAGGGCGAAGCAAAAGGGCGCTGGTTCTACGAACACCACGCGATTCCGAACATCATCGGCTTCCTCGGCTTCTTCTTCGACGGCACCAACATGATCGGACTCACCGGCGGCGGCTTCGCCCAGGGTTACGCGCTCTCTGACTTTCGCGGCTTCCTCACTGAAGACGAGGGATCGGTCGCGATCGAGTGCGTGTACGGCTCCCACTACGAGAACTGCGGCCTTCCGGACAATGACAAGCAGTGGCTCGAAATCGCAATCGATTACGAGTACGTGTCTGGCTCGCCCGTTCAGGTTTACGCCGGCTTCAACGCGGGCAACATCGCGCCCGCGCTGCTCGGCACGCTCCCCCCCGGACCCCGCCACACGGCCAGCTTCGAGCCTGGAAGCCTGCCGGCGGGCAAGGATGGCGCCTACCTCGCCCGCAACATGGCCGTTTTGCTCGACGCGCAGACCACGGGCAAACTGACCATCCATAACGTCTTCCTGTTTTTCTACGCAGAGGCGCGCGTGGCTGCGCTCGCCTCGACCCTTCCGACCGATCTCGGCGTGGGCAAGGTCAAAGAGTGCAAGGAACTGGAACTCGATATCGACTCATCGGGCGGCGCGGTCACGGTGAACATTGTGAGCGACCTGCCCGACAACGCGCTCGCGATCCGGCAAACCATCATCGTCGCCCCCGCCGGACGGGCAATCAGAAAGTTTCCGTTTCCGACCACCGAGGGCTTTCTGTGGCAGCCCGTTCTCGGCGGCGGCCCGTTCCGCCTCTATTCGGTGCGGCTGCTCATGCGCGTGATCGGCATAGCGGTCGAGGGCTACGAGTCCAATGCCGGATTCGTCTGGGATTCGATGCAGGTCGCGCTCGCCGATGGCGAGGTTTCGACGATCGACCAGCTCCGCTTCGAAATGGAAGCCTCGGGCGCGTGCTCGGTAGAAGTTTTTACCGACCTTGCGGGCGAGCAGCAGACTTCGAAGGGGGTTTACACGCTGACGGCGGGCGCGCGGTCGCGGGGATGGGTCACTGTGCCCGTTCCGGAGGGCATAGAGGCCCGCTCGGTGCAGGTGCAGGTCACAGGGGCGGGCTACCGCATCTATCGCGCCCAGGTGCGCCATAACCGCGTCGGACGCTTCCTGATCGGCACGGCGCCCGACGGCCTCGACGACGCCTTTAACACCCTCGAATTCGACTACCAGACCGAACGGCTCAAAATGTACAAACGCATCGAGATCGACATGCGGGCCGACGACGTCGTCAATTTACAGGTCATCACCAGTCAGGACGGCGACAAGCTCGCGCCCATCTACGCGCCGGCGCTCGCGACGCCGAACGGACGCGAAACGCTGCTTGTGCCGCTCGTGCCGGGCGTTCGCGGGCGATTGTTGAGGGTGCGGTTATCCGGACCCCTGCCGGCGCGGGTGTATCACATTCGCGTATGGGCGCGTACCATCTCGGACCCGAAAGCGGGATGGGAGTGGCAAGACTTCCCGCTGGAACCGTCACAGGTGGTCCCAACGTGGACCGACATCATGGGCAGCGCGGCGGGCGGTGCGGCCGACGATACCTCGAACACCTGGCAGCTCGTCGACGTTCCCTTCGATGTTGTCGAGGCGGGCTGATGCCGACCGATCTGGCGCCGCTTCCGCAGGGAGTTATCGGCGCTGCCCTCGTGGTTCAGATTAACGACCGGCTGCGCCGCATCGCGCTTGCGCTGAACGCGCCGCCGGACACGGCGCCCATTGCCGCGCCGATCGTTTACGGCACGCACCAGGACCGCGTGAGCCAGCCAGTCGCCGCGCAGGGGACGCTGTTTGTCGAAACCGACCGCGGCGGCGTGATCTATCGCGCGGATCTGAATGCGTGGAAGTACCTTTCCGGCGAATATGCGGACGTTGCGGCGAAGATTCCGGCGGGCCTCGGCGCGAACGACTACGGGTTTAAGTTCTTCGACCAGACGCACTGGCGGCGTTTCGAGTGGGCGTCGACGGGCGGCGCGCCCGCGAACGCTTCGCCCGGGTGGCGGCGGGCGGCGGGCGAAGTTCCGACCGGGCAGATTTCCATTCTGCCTTTCGGCCCGGGCGCGGCGATCGCGGGCGGGTGGGCACTGTGCGACGGGACGGCGGGCGTCCAGATCACCCAGGACGATGCGACCCTGCTGAGTGTGACAACCCCGCAGCTTATTAACGCCTACCCGCGCGGCGGCGTGATTGGAGCCTATACGGGCGTGGCGGTCGCGAAGGTCATGCCGACGATCTCCGGACGGACGGATACGGCGGCGGCCGGGATTACGCAGGGGACCATCGCGCCGGGGGACGGGACGCCGGTAGCGGGCGGGGCAGTCGGCGATCCGGGGCATTTCCATTCGCTTTCGCAGCCGAACGCGGCGGTCGCGCTGCCGGGTGATCCGGTCACGAACGTAATCGTGCCGTTCTTCATGAAGCGATGAGCATTGAGGTGAAAAGAGGCTTCCCCTCGTGGGCGTGGCCGAACGTGTTCGACTGGGCCGGGCCGAGGCTTCGGCAGTTCGCCGACGACTTCTTCCCGCAGTCGCCCGCTGAATTTGTCGAAGACTACAGTGTCCGGTTCGCGGGCGCATGGACCTACAGCGTATGGAAAAACGGCATTCTCGGCGGCGTCATCCTGTTCGACCGTGCAGGCCCAGTGGTCGCGATCGCGCACATCCTGCTTTCGCGGCGGATGCGGGGAACGCCGGCGGCCGAGTACCGCGCGGCTGCCGCCCTGTTTTTCGAGGACCATCCGGAAATGATCCGGATACAGTCGTACATTCCCGCCTGGCACCGCGCCGCGATTCGCCTCGCCGAGCGTATCGGCGGCACGGTCGAGGGAACGCTGCATTCGGCGACGCTGCGCGCGGGCGAGCCCGCGGACGTGGTTCTGATCGGCATGACACGGGAGGAATTCTATGGGCGCGAGTCTAGGCGGCAGTTACGGATCGACCAGCAGCCAATCGACCGGCAAGAGCGACACGACGCAGGCGAACACGTACGCGCTGGGACAGACAGACCTGCAGACGCAGCTCGGCAAGAGCCTTTCGTCGAGTCTGGCGGCGTCGGACGCCGGGACGCTCTCGCCGGGAGTGCAGGCGCAGGAGACGGCCTCGGCGGATCAGATCAACAAGACGGCGGGCGGATTGACCGATCGCATAAACTCGTTCCTCGCCGCGCGCGGGTTCGGAAAAAGCGGAACGACGGGAAAGGCGACGCTGCAGGGCGAACTGGGAAGGGAAAGCCAGCTCGCCGGAAACCAGGCTAACTTCGCCCAGGTCCAGCAGGGCGTCAATTCGTCGAACCTGCTCGCGGCCCTCAACTACGCCTTTACGTCGCTCGGCCTGACGCAGAACGAAACCGCCAGCAGTTCCGGATCCAGTTCCGGCTTCAAGCTCGGCGGCGGTCTGGGCTTTAGCCTCGTTCCGGGCGGCGGCGGTTAGCAAACATGCCATTCCCATCCCTTCAGATGACGAATCCGGCCCCGGACCCGGGTGAGTACACCTCTGCCGCGACGAGCATCTACAACGCGATGCAGTCGGCGGCCAACCAGGCGGCGAACCAAAAGCGGCTTCGTGAGCAGGAGGCGCAGGCCGGTCTGCAGCGCCAGTTCGAGAACGAACTGCAACTGCAGAAGGAAGGGGCGCAGAAAGCTCCGCTATCCCAGGACCCTTACGTCGCGCCCGCTGGCCGTCCGACCCTGATGAAGAAGGAAAGCCAGGTTCCAGGCGGCGATCCGAACGCACCGGACGCGGTGCCGGCCACGCCCGCCGGGCAGACGATCAGGGAACCGAAATCGGGCGTTCTCCACACCAACCCGACCGATCTGGAGAAGGGGAAAACTTTCGTCCCCCAGGGCCAGCTCGCCGACATGCTGGAAATGGCGGGCCACGAACGCGGCAAGCCCATGACGCCGGCGGATTCGCACACGCTGATGGAAGCGATCAATCTGGCCGTGCCGAAAGACGAGGCGGTCGATCTCGACACATCGGGGAAATTCCGCGATGCACAGGGCAACCCGGTCGCGGTGATGATCGGCAAGAAAACCGGCAAGGTGCGGATGCTCGATCTTTCCGGCCTCGGAAAGAACGGTTCGGCCTCGACCGCGCAATCCGCGCCCGGCGGCGGCGGTCTGCCCGGCGGCGCGTTCGACGATAACGCGGTGAACGCCGCGCCTGCAGCGGGCGCGCAATCGGGCGGCCCGTTCTCGTTCCAGCTTCCGGAAAAAACAGAGCGCAAGGAAACCCCGGACGACTGGATCCGGATGATTACCGACCCCGCGACCGATCCGAAGGAACGCGCCCGCGCGACCGCCGCGCTCGAACTGGCGCGCAAGCCGGGCACCGAATCGGATAAGGACCGTGACCTCACCCGGGCAAACCTGCAGGCCGATCGCGCCGAGCGCATGGGCGAACGCGCGCAGGACCGCCAGGAGAAGCTGACCGCCACGTTCCGAGGCTTCGAGAAGACGAAGACGAAAGCGATCAAAGACGCCGTGAAGGAATACCGGAAGTCGATGGCGACCGCGATCACTCCGGAAGACAAAACGGCGCACCTGAACCAGCTACGCTCTGACATCGACGACGCCCAGAAAGAGTACGAGGGCGCGATCGGCGACGAAACCGGCCAGACGATTCCTCACAGCAAATGGGCGCAGGCCTACGATCCGGACGCCCCGGGCGACGGCGCCACGCCGAAAACCCCGCCGCCGAAGGTCAACGGGAAAGCTCACGCGCAGGCCGCCGCAACGCCCGCGCAGCAAGGCGCTGCACCGGCAGCTCCCCCCGCATCGGCAACGCAGAACCTCGGCGCAGGAGTTCACACCTTCGGCAACGGGCAGACCTGGCGGAAGGGGGCGGACGGCAAGATGACGTACCTCGCGCCTCCGCCGGCGGATGTGACGAAGGATCTGCCGCCGGGAGTTCACACCTTCGGCAACGGGCAATCGTGGCGGAAGGGAGCGGACGGGACGATGACGTTCGTTAGCGGCCCGAAATAGACCTATGCCCGACCAGAGCGGCTGGAACGTCGTTTCGTCGAGGCCGGATGGACCTCCGCCCTCAGCGCCCGCGAGCGGCTGGAACGTCGTCACGTCCGTTCCCGACGCGCCCACCACTGAAATAAATGCCCCCACGCAGCCCACGCAGACGCCCGCAACGCGCACCATTGCACCCCCGCAACCGGGCGGCCTGATCGAGCCGAACGCGGCCGTCGCGCTCACTACGCACATCGCGCAGGCGACGGCGCAGCACATCATGCAGCCGCAGACGATAGGCGCAACCCCGGCCCCGAGCTTCCTCGAACGCCTCGCGGCGCCGTTCACGGGCCCAGGCAGCGCGTACGGCAATATTCAGGCGCAGCGGGAAGGCGGCCAGGCACCGTACAACCCGGACGCTCCCCTCATCGATTTCGGCGCGAACGCGAAGCAGATCACGGGCGGCCCGGTTAACCGAGGCGCGACGACGGCGCTGCAGGACGCGCTGAGCGGTCTGACCACGCCAAAGAGCATCGCGTTGCTGCTTGCGACCGGAGGCCTCGCGGGACCGGGCAAACTCGCCGAGCTTTCCGAGCCCGCGATCGGCAAGCTGGCCGTGGCGGGCGCGAAGTACATGCCGCGCATCAAGACGCTGGTGTCTGCCGGCTTCTCGATGGACATGATCCGTTCGGCGCTCGAACAAAGTCCGCAACTCATCAAGCAGATCAAATCCGGCGACATCGAGGGCGCGACACACACGCTCACGTCGATGGGCGTCGGTTTCGCAATGGGCACCGCGGCGGGCCTTCATGCGCGATCGGAGTTTCAGGGACGCCCGAAGACTGGACCGCCCGCGCCCGACGAACCGCAGTACACGAGCACGGGCCAGCCGGTTGGCGGCGTATCTTCGCCCGCGCCCGCGCAACCTGGTCAACCAGCGCAACCAGTGCAGCGCGGCGCTGCGCCCGCTGCGCCGAAACTCAGCGACGCGGCTCTGTCCGAACTGCTGAAAACCGAATCCGGCCCCAAGCGGCTCGATTTGATCCTTCAGGCGCGATCGCGAGGTATCCCGATACCGGACGTCGCGCCGAGAGCGGAGCAGGCAGGCGCGGCTCTGAGCAACCTCGCCCATTACCACTATCTTTTCGACGAAGCCGACCGGCGGATGGAAGCAGCCGTGAAGCAGAAGGCGAAGGTGGCGGCGAAGGGCCAGCGGCAGAAGCCCGTCGTTCCGGTCGAGGGTCCGTCCGCATGGGTCGCGCGAGTGATGTATGCGCGCGAGAACCTTGCCGAACAATTCGGCAAGCCCTGGAAGGAGCTGTCGAACTCGGAACGGCTCACGATCGATTCGCTGATCTCGGAAGGCTACGGGCACGCCATGCCGCCGAAGCAGGCCGGATCGCCGGCAACGCCCGCAGACGAACCGCCCGCGCCTCGCGTGAAGACGGCGGCGGCGCCGAAAGCCAAAACGCCCGAGCCGTGGGAAGTCGTTAAGTCCGAACCGCTGGAACCGGAAACGCCGAAGCCGGAACCAAAGACGGAGTCCGCTAAATTGACGGCTGCTGAGGGAGACGTTTACAAGCAGGCGGTCGCGCTGGTGCGCGAAGCAGGCAAAGCCTCGACCTCGATGCTGCAGCGCAAACTGCGTCTTAGGTTCGACGCGGTGACGGAAATGCTCGACCGCATGGAAGCGGAAGGTATTATCGGACCCGCAGACGGATCGAAGCCGCGCGAGGTGCTGACGCCGGGACAGCCGCCTGCTGCGCCCGAGCCACCAAAGAAAGAACCAAAGGAGCCACCGCATGAAACCGTCACCACCCCGCCCGTCAAAGAAGCCGAACCTGCTCGCGAACCTGAACGCGGCGGCCGGAAACCCACAGCCGTCGAAACGCCCGCCCGTGAAACGAAAGTAGAGCCCGACTCCATCAGCGTCCCGGCGTCGCGGTTTGCGGACGATACGGGCGATATTCGCGAGTCGTACAGCGCCGACACAATTGGAGCAAAGGGCACGATCCGGCAGACGTTCACCCATGACGGCAAGACATGGGTAACGGTCAGCACGGCTGGCAGCAGTGACGGCGTTCAACGGGCCGGCGCTTATCAAGTGGTCCCCCCGAGCGAAGCCCCGGCGCTTCCGGCAGGCTACAGGCCGTCAGGCGACAACCCCGAGGGTTATTACCACGGGCAGAAGGTGAAACTCGGCGGCAAGCCGTTCGTGCTGGTGGGACCGAAGCGGACGTTTGTGGGCGACGCTCCGGAATCCGAACCCGCGCAGAAGCCCGCGCAGCCACCCGCGCAACCCCGCGCTGCGAAGGTCGAAACGCCCGCGCCCGCGCCGAAGGTCACGAAAGCGCGGCTGCAGAAGATCCGCGACATACGCAAAGAAACCGGCATGAACTACGCCGACGCGACGCGCGAGCTCGATAAGCGCGAAGCCGCGCAACCCGTCGCCGCGGACGCCGCAGCGCCAACTTCCGGAAGGAGGACAGGCGTTCCCGGAAACCCGAAGGCCGATGAGACTCCCTCAACGCTTGGCGATGGTTCCACTATGGCAGGGCCATCCGTTGCGAGGACGATAGACGTTCGCAACGCTCACGCAACGGAACGACAAGCTCCTCCGCCGGGTGGCTCCGGTTCAAGTGTAACCGCCGCTGCCGCGCCCGCGCTGCCGCTGACAAAGGCTGAGCGCGCGAAGGCGATCCGCGATCTGCGCGCGAGCGGCATGACTTACAAGGCCGCAGTCGCGCAGGTTGACGGCGGAGCCGCGCAACCCCACGCTGCAATGCCTGCCGGGGTGCTCGACCGCTTAACCGAAGCAGGTAAGGAATCCGAGCAGTGGCTGCGCGAAAACGGCATCCTGGGCGGCGAGTCGCTTTCAGCAAACCGTATCCTCGACCCCGAAGTCTTTTTCCATTTAACGCGCAGTGTGGCGGGCGACGTGGCCCGCGGCGTGATTTCCGTACGCGATGCGGCGCAGCGAATCATCGACCGCATACGCGGCAAGTTCGACGATGTGCCGGCGCTGGCGGTGATTGAGGCTCGGATTCGCGAGCACGTGCGCGCGGCAGCGCCCGGGGCGCGGGAATCGGGCGAGCGCGGGCCGGTTTTTCGGGAATTCCGGCACGACGAAGCCGGCGCCACCGAGGCACTGGAGAAGGAGCAGGGGGGCGAGGCCATCGGCGCGCTTGAGGACCGTAAGTTCGGCCACGGCGATGTGGATCTGGTTTGGGGTTACGAGGGCGACGGCGCGCCCGAGTGGGCGAGGGGCTACGGCCTGGCGCACATCCTTGCCAAGCATCCCCACATGCGAGGGCGACTCCAGACGATGCTCAATCGCATGACCAGGGCGAAGCCACAGGGCGAGCGGGTAATGCTGTCGAACGAACAGGGAGAACACGCGACGCTGGCGCTGACGTGGTTCGGGAGAGAAAATAAGACGTGGCTGCTGACTGAATACGATCAGAGAGAGCCAGCATCCGAAAACATCCTGTTCGGTTCCGGAAACCCCGTTGCCGGGGCGAGCAAGCCGAATTCCCCGCTCGCTGGCGACTCCGGTTCCAGTGTAACGCCAGGGCCCGCGGGGGAAACGCCGCCCGCCGCCGCAGGGCCGATAGAATCGAGAGGTGCCGAAGAACCCGCCGCCGCCCTCGCCGACACCGGACGACTACAGCCCGGAGGCGAAGGGAGCCCGGTTCCACAATCTCGTCCACCAGCGCATGAAGTTGTTATTGGCAAGGAAACAGAAGTCTACGCCGAAGGCCGCGAACAGCCCTACCGAGCCCGGTACGTAGTTCGCGAGCTGGACGACACCTATCCGTCGCACAACCCGCTCACGTTTGAACCGAACCTCGATTTTCACTTCATCAACGATCGGGACTACAAGCTCCCGGCCAACAAAAACCGCGTCATAAACAACAGCGGCCCGCGCTTCCGCCCCGTCCGCGTTATCAACAATAACCCCGACGCGATCAACGGCCCCTCGGTCATCGACGCCGATGGCAATGTGCTCGGCGGCAACAATCGCCGGATGTCGCTGGAGCGCGTCTATGCCCTCAATCCCGCCGGCGCGAAAGCCTACCGCGCCCTGCTGGAGAAAGAAGCCCCGCAGTTCGAGCTCGACCCGGCCGCGATCGCGCGGATGAAACGCCCCGGGCTTTTCCGCGAGCTGATCGACCCTGTAGACCCGCAGCGCGCCATCACCGAATTCAACCAGGACCCGGCGGCGGAACTATCGATCGGGGAACAGGCCGCAGCCGACGCCCGCGGGCTCTCTCCGGAAGTGGGGAAATATCTGGCGGCGATGATGGACAGTTTCGGCCCCGACGCCACGCTGACCGACATCCTCAACAGCGCGCGCGGAGGCGACATCGTTAACTACCTCATCAAAAGCAACCTGTTCACCGAAACCGAGCGGCCCCTGCTGCTCGACGCCAAAACCGGCGCCGTCACGAGCGAGGCCAAGCAGCGAATCGCAAAGATGCTGCTCGGCGGTCTGTTCAAAGACTCGCGCGATTTTCAGGACTCCCCGCCGTCGCTTCGTAACAAGCTGGAGCGCGTCGCGCCGATTCTGAAGGCGCTCGAAGGGCGCGGCGAGTGGAACCTGACGCCCGACGTAAAGCAGGCGCTCGAAATGATGAGCTTCGAGCGCGACTACGGCAGAGCGTTCGGCATCAAGCCGGGCGAGTCGTTTCTGATTAAAAACGCGAAGTCGGAGGCGGCGGGCCAGCGCGAGTACCAGGGCGGCATCTTCGACGAGCCGGGCGAGCAGCCGAAGATCCCCGAGATTTCCGAGCGGGCTCGACGTATCGGCGTATTCATCAGCCAGAACAGCCCGAGGGCGATCACCGCCGCATTCCGCGACTTCGCGGAAAAGAGCAACGAGAAAAGTCTGTTTGGCGAGCCGAATCCCGATGAGTCGTTCGCCGCCGCGTTCGGCGATCCGCGCTCATCGCCCGAAGCCGGCATGACCTCGCGCGAGTTCCTGGACTTCCTCACGTTCGGTCTGCCGAAGTTCTTAGAGCAGGACGTCGCACCCGTGCTGCGCAGCGTTGCGACGGGTCTGCGCGACGGCTACGGCGACATCATGAAGGCGGTCGCGCCCACGCTCTACGACCGCGCGGGAAAGAAAGCGGGCCTGAGCCTGCGCGGCAAGCTCGGCGAATTCGCGCGCAAGATGGCGCAGGCGCGCCACGCAACCGAAGAGGCCGAGAAGTTTTTCGACCGGCAGCCGGCGGCGGATAACTACGAATTCATCGACCGCATGGAACACGGGCAGAAACAGGCGACTCCGGAGCTGGACGCGATCGCCGGGACGCTGCGGCGGCTGCTCGACGAAGCGAAGACGCAGGTACAGGCGCTTGGCACGGGCAAACTGCAATCGTTCTATCAGAACTATTTCCCGCACATCTGGAAAGATCCGAACGCCGCGAAAAGCGTCTTCGGCGCGTTCTTTGCGCGACGTCCGCTCGAAGGCAAAAAGGCGTTCCTGAAAAAGCGCACGATGCCGACGTTCCGCGACGGGCTCGACGCCGATCTCGAACCGGTCAGCGATAACCCCGTCAGCCTGACGCTTCTGAAGCTGCAGGAGATGGGCAAGTACGTCGCTGCACACGAATTGCTGAAGGACTGGAAGAAGGACGGCACAGCGCGTTACTTCGACGCCCGCGGCAAGGCGCCGCGAGGCCTCGTGAAGATCGACGACCCGATCGGCACCGTCTACGGGCAGAGCATTCAGCAGATCGCCGAGTATCCGAACGAGGGCATCTATACCGGTCTGGAGAAAGCCGCCGCCGCTCTCGGTGTCACCCACAAGCGCGGATTCCTGAAGGGCATGGGGCAGGCCATCGGGCGCGCTTACAAGGCCGGGGGCAGGGTACAGACCGTGCATGGCACGAAAGAAGGCACGCTCGCCCACGAGATCGGCCACCAGATCGACTGGCTCGCCGGCAGTGGGCAGCGGCTCGTTCTCGAATACCCCGACGCCGCGACCGTGGGACGGCTGAAACGCGCATACGCCACGCTCAAAGACAAGGGGAGTACTCCCGGCGACCGTACGGCGGCGCGGCTCGAACTGAAATCGCTGAAAGGCGCGATCGCGCAGCGCAAAGAATTCGCGCAGCAGCTTCGCGACCTGGCCGACCTCCGCGACGGGCCGCAGGCTTACGTCCGCTCACGCGAGGAAAAGATGGCGCAGCTCGCCCAGATGTGGGTCGAGGGGCGCGACCTGTTCAAACGCACCGCGCCGAAGGTGTTCGCGGAATGGAAGCAGTTTCTCAACGAGAACCCGAAGCTGCACGCGCTGCGCGACATCGAAGCCGGCGCGAACGCGACGATGCTCGCGCAGCCGTACGACGTCGGCGGCCTGGTCGTCAAAGGCCACTACTACGCGCCAGACGGCGCGGCCCGAATTCTGAACCAGTATCTTTCTCCCGGCCTGAACCGTTACGGTCTGTTCCGCGCGGCGATGGGACTCAACGGGGTAATGAATCTGTTCAACCTCGGGCTCTCCGGTTTCCACGTCACGAAAACGGGGTTCGAGTCGGTGCTGAGCCGTGGCGCAATCGGCGCCGAACAGATCGCCCGCGGCGCTCCACTGCGCGGCGCAATGAACATCGCAACCGCGCCCGCCGCGCCGTTTACGAATTACATGCGCGGCATCAAGGCGCTGCGCGAGTACTACGAGCCCGGCACCCAGGGCGCGGAAATCGGGAACATAGTGGACCGCCTGACGACCGGCGGCGCCCGGGGCCGCATGGATGACATGCAGCGGACCACGATCGCCGAAAGCATGACGCGGGCCTTTCACCGGGGCAACGTGCTCGGCGCAGGCCTCCGCCTTCCGTTCGCGGCGATGGAGCTGCCGACTCGCATCATCCTCGACAAGATCGTCCCGGCCGTGAAGTGGGGAACGATGGCCGATATGCTGCGGGCCGATCTCGAACGGCTCGGGCCGAACGCGAACGACGCCGACATCCGGCGCGTGGCGGCGGAAACCGTTAACGCGGTCGATAACCGCATGGGCGAAGTCGCGCGCGACAACTTCTTCACGCACCGCTACCTGAAAGATTTGTCGATGTTCCTGATGCGCGCCGACCAGTACACGCTCGGCACGGCGCGCGAAATCGGCGGGGCCGGCATCGACGTCGTGCGCCAGCCGCTCAACGCGCTGCGCGGCGAGCCCGTGAACCTGAAGCGGTTGAGCTACGTCGCGTCCATGTTCGGGTTCCACATGGCGTATTCGGCGCTCTATCAGTACCTTCACACCGGCAAATGGCCGCAGGAAGGCGAGGACTATTTCTATCCGCGCAACGGCGGCATTGACGAACGCGGCAACCCGCAGCGCACATCGCTCTGGAGCTACATCAAAGACATTCACTCCTTCGCGCGGAATTGGAAGCAAACCGCGCAGAACAAGATCGCGCCCTCGATCGAGATGGTTTCCGCGCTGGTTCGTAACCGCGACTTCTGGAACGTCGAAATCCGCCACCCCGACGACCCCGTGGCGGAGCAACTGAAGCAGACGGGCAAGTTCGTCGCGCGGGAATTCCTGCCTCGCTCGGTCGAGCAGTTCCAGCGCGAACGCACGCTCGGCACCGACCCCGAGACGCAGGCCGAACAGTTCTTTGGGCTCTCGCCGGCGCCGTCCGATCTCGATCTGGGCCCGGCGGAACGCCTCGCGCGCGGAATCGTGGGCGACCGCTCGCCCGGCGAAGCCCGTACCGCCGAATCCGCCGCACGCCACGATCTGAAGGTGCAGCTCACGCGGTCGCTGCGCAACAACAAGGGCATCCCGAAAGAAGTGATCGAGGCGCGGCGCAACGGGACGTTATCGACGCGGGATGTCGCTGAAGCGGTGCGCGCGGCGAAGGAAACGCCCCTGCAGGCCGCGTTCGTGCGGCTGTCGGTCGATGAGGCGCTGCGGGTATACCGGCACGCCAGCCCGGCCGAGAAACGCCAGATTCAGGCGCTCCTGGTGCGGAAGGCGCAGGCCGCGATCGCGTCCGAGCCGCCGTCGGCCCGGGCGAAGACGAGGACGGATCTCCGCGCGGCGCTGGCAGGCAGATAGCGCGAGAACGAAATAAGGATTGGCGCGAGTTACTTTACAGGGCGCGCAAACGCGCTCTTTTCCTGCTCTGGCGGTTCGTCTTCGCGCTCCTCAACCGTGTGAACCTCGCGCTTCCACATGCCACACCACCGGCATTGTGTCCAGTCTGTGGGCGTTATGGTTGCGTAACGCGTATCGTGGCCGCGCCGTTTGCAGATCGCCAGTTCTTCGGCGTTAATCATTGCGCGCCACCCTCCGCGGGCGGCTTCGCGCCGATAACCGCGCCCATCGCGCTTACCAGGACCGCAATGCGCTCGTCAAGCGCTCTGTCGCGATCCTTTTGCTCAATGCGATCTCTTTCGCGGTCGGCGTCGTACTGCGCGGCGCGCTCCTTTTGCTCAATGCGGTCTTTTTCGCGGTCGATATCGTACTGTCTGACGAACAGCTCGTGATCCGTCATCAGCTTTACGTGGCTCGCCTCGACGCGCTCCAGGCGCTCCAGCCATTCCGGTTTCTGGCCGTTCGTCTCGCTCATTTCACTCCCCCGTTTTCGGTTTTGGCTTCTTTTGCTCCGCTGACCGCCTTGCTGAAAGCGGCTTCGGCGTTCTGCGAGAGTTTTATGTCTTTCCCGTTGCCGCAATCACGCTCCACGCTGCACCTACCCGAGTAGAACTGCTCCTTAGACAATAAATCGATGACCGTCCATTCCTGGTAAGAGTGTGATCCGGCTTGCTGCCATTCCTCGAAATACGCCACGCAGGAATTAAGAGCGGTGCTGTATCCCACTCGTTCGACGGATACTGACTGCTCCTTGGTCGATTCACCTGCCGCATGCCTGTTGGCAAGCTCGCTGCAACGAAGTCGCCGCTCAAAGATTTCCGTCGCTCTGTTTTCCCGAAATCGGTAGTAGATTTGAAGTGTTCCCGCACCGATTGCGAGGCCGGCGCAGAACACCAATACGGCGTTAACCCAACGCTGATTCATTCATGCCTTCGGCTTCGCTCAGCCCGCCCCCTTGTCCTTGTCCGCCCATCGCTTCTTCGCCGCGGCCGAGGCGATTTCCTTCCGGCGCTTCGCGGTCAGTGATTTCGCACGCGCCGGTCCACCTTTGCGTCCCATCGCTGCCGCCGCCGCGCTCGTTTCCGGATCGACCTTCTTCTTCGCCATTTGTCATTTTTATCTTACTCCTTTACGTCACGCATTTGCTTGACGTTAGCCATTATGCTTGACGTGAAGCACTAGAACAAGCTATCCTTGCGAACGGAGTGCTTGACGTGAAGCATAAAACGTTAAGCACAAAGGAGAACAAACAACTGAAATGGCAACCCTCAGAGCCAAAGACTTCACCCCCGGCATTCCCTTCGATCTAACACTGACGTCGCTCAGCGTGACGGAGGCCCCCGACAACGGCTACGGCGCGGCGTGGGTGTTCCGCTCGAACCTCGGATCGATCTACCTGCCCGAAGCGCCGGCGCGGGCCATCATCACCCAACTGGAGACGCAGGGTATTCAGCCGAACGAGGCGATTCGCTTCACCCAGGTCAAGACCATCGGCAACGGCTCGCGCTGGATCGTCGATCGCGCGCCGTCGCTGCAGCGGCAGCTCGAAGACTCGCTGGCGAACGTGCGCTCGATCCAGTCGGTGCCCCCCGCGCAACCCGCGCAGCCCATCGCTGCACCGCCTGCGCCTGAGCCGGCGCGGCCGCAAACGCAAAGCCTGCGTTTCATGGGCGCGTACAAAGACGCCATCGACGTGTTGCTCGAAGCGAAGGAGTACGCGCAGCGCAAGGGGCTCGCCATCGAGATCCGCTGCGAGGACGTGCGGGCGCTGGCCGCCACCATCATGATCGACGCGCAGAAGGGGTGCCGCTAATGAGGAACGACTACACACCCGCGCATCTGATGCAGGATATTCACCGCCAGGTCGGAATGGCCCCGGTTACCGAACTGCTCGACGGCGCTCCGGATCTGAACGCCTGGGAAGGAGACGACGCCCCGGCGGCCCGGGCGCAGCTTGCGGTTGTGCCGAAGCGCAGCCTGCGCGATCACGTCGAGGGTATCGACCTCATCATCGAAACGATCGAAGCCCTCGAAGACGACGGCGAGCTGACCGACGAAACGCGCGACCAGCTTTCGGCGATGCTCGTTACCGAGCTGGCCGGCACGCGCCGGAAAGTCGATAATGTCAACGGTGCGCTGGCGACGTGGGAATCGCTCGACGCGGCGGCAGCGAAGGAAATCGAACGCCTGCAGAAGCGGCGCTCGCGTTTTGCGCGGCTCACTGAACGGCTCGAACTGCACGTGCTCGCCCTGCTCGAAGCCTCGAAACTTCCCGCGATCGAAGGGAATATTTCAACTCTTGCGCGAAAGAAGAATCCGCCTTCGGTGCAAATCGCGGACGCCGCCGCGGTGCCGGCGGATTACCTGCGGACGCCGCCCGCGCCTAAGCCTGTACCGGACAAGACGCTCATCAAGTCCGCGCTGCAGGCGGGCGCAGAGATCCCCGGCTGCACCCTCGCGGCGGGCTACCGGCTGGTGAGGAGCTAAGACGATGCCGGAAGACAACGGTTACGGCGATTATCGCGACACCTGCGAGGAAATGCGCGTCGAGATCGAGCGCGAGCGGTACGACATGGCCGACTGGGAGCCCGACGAAGACGAGCTGGAACGGGCGCGGGCGCGCAGGCTGCGGCGCGAGTCCGCCCGCAAGGACGAGGCGGATGCGTAAGCACTTGCGGCGGCGGGTCATCGCCTGGGAAACGGAACCGAATCCGCATGACACCGATGGCCGGAATTCGCTTATCTATACGGCAGTGCTTGAATGCGGACATCGTCTCTGCCAGGGTATCGACGGGTCACGTCCGATGGTTAAAGCCTGTTGGCAGTGCGGGCGGCTCGAACCCAGGACGGAGGCCACCCGATGAGCGGACCCGATTTTCGCTCCCACGCGCTTTGGACGCGGGCGTTCTGCGTCCTGCTCGCGATCCTGTACGGCGGTTTGTTCTGGTGGATGGGGGCGCCGATCGCCAGGTTCCTCGCGCAGAAGTAAAGGCCCGCCGAAGCCTAAGACTCCGGCGGGCCTGAAAGCCGCGCGAAGGGGTCGAGCCAAAGAGCGGCAACAGCCATTACAGCACGCCGGCGAGAGGATTCCGGCCCGCAAAAACGCGGGCGCGCCGCACGTATGTCTTCATGACTGCCGCTGATTTGTGGCCCGACAGGGCCATGATCTCCTGGTCTGATCTGCCCAATTCGGCCGCCGCTGTTACCGCGCCGGCGCGCAGGGAATGCGACCCGTATTTGGCGCTGTCGAGGCCGACCCGTTCGACGGCGCGCTTCACCGCCTCGCATACGGCTTCCACGCTGAGCGGCTGGCGGATGATGGTGTCGCCCGTCTGCACTCGGCAGAACAGCGGCCCCGGCCATCGGCCTCGCCTGGATATCCAGGACTTCATCACACGCACCGGATCGGTCGCCGCGCGCTTTCCGGCCCAGACTGCGATGACGCGGCCGCGGCCTTCCTGATCCGTCTTCGAGTACCGAATGATGACCGCAATTCCCCTTCCTTCGAAGGAGAGGTCGGAGAGCTGCAGCCGGCACAGTTCGCTGCCGCGAAGACTGGTTGCGAATCCGAGTGTGACCAGCGCGCGATCGCGCACTCCAATTCTGGTGCGAGCGTCGCAGCCCTTGCAGATGCGGAGGATCTCATCCACTCCGATGGCCGCTTTTCCAACCGGTGTCTCGCGACGATCGCGCCGGACCGCGGTGATGACCTGGCGCACGTCCGGACCAATCGGGATTGGGTAGCCGGCGATTTTATGAAAGTGGGCAACCGCGGAGACGTGTCTCTCTGCGGTAGTTACTTTACGGCTTCGTTCGGTAAGCAGCCAGGTGACGTAGAGTGAGACTGTTTCAATGGTTGCGGGGAACGCATCGCGTCCGGTGAGCGAGCACCAGCTTTCGAACTGCCGCCAGTCCGATGAATACGCCTTCATTGTGCGCGTCGCTCTGGTCGCGCGTCGCAGCGAATCCCGGCGTTGCCGCAGTGCTGCCATATCGATACCTCCACAATCGAACAGGAAAAGCTGTTCGCCTGCGCCCGTCATCATAAATCGGCTCGACCCTGCCGGGCATGACGATAACACACCCCGGATAACAAGCGCAGCAAAAAATGAAGGACCAGGGGAGAGTCCGACGATCTAACTGGACAGTTAGTATGTCAGGCGCTAAGATTACGGGCGATGCAGAGCATCGAACCCTTCAGGACGACCCCGGATAAGATGCTATTATCCTGCCACGGCTGCTGCCTCCGGGGACCTCCCAACGGCTTCTCACCGGCAGGCGACGCCACGTGTCTTGGCGGGCAACAGCGCCGCATGCCGCTCATCGCACATCAGGAAGGGCCAGCATCGGGATCAATGCGGGCGTGCTTTTATTCTTACCCACCTTCCGGGATTTTTGCAACACAGGAAACGGTCCAATATGGCCCGTACGACGGCGCCGGAAGGTTTTGAAAGCAATTATTCAGCGGTACTGGAACTGCTTCGCTTCGGCTTCGGCATCTGGTCGCTGCCGCAAATGGCCGCGCTGCTGTACCACGTCGAGCGTTCAACGGCTGTAGGTAAAGACGCAGACCAGCACAGCCAGCGGCAGGCGGTCGACGGGGTCTATTCGACGCGGCTGCTTTGCTGGATTCGAGGGCCGGCTGGTATCAGCACGGCCACCTGGAAGCGGGCAAACGCCGAACTCGAACAGACCGATGAGCGTCCGGATGGAGTGTTGCGGCGCCGCCGGCGCACTGAGTATTCCGGACGGAACGACGCAACCGAATACGAATTGGACTGGGACGCCATCAGTCGCGTCATCGGCAAATGGAAAGCCGGGGCATTGGCTCAGCCTGAGCCAATGGCGGGCGAAGAAAACGGGAAAGAGGGGGCTCAGCCTGAGCCAAGTAAAAATCCTGGGGTAGTGGCTCAGCCTGAGCCAAGTAAAAATCCTGGGGGATTGGCTCAGCCTGAGCCAATGGCAAACGGCGTGGAGTTGAGGGGGGGATTGGCTCAGCCTGAGCCAATGGCAAACGGCGTGGAGTTGAGGGGGG